CCGCTGAACGAAGCAAGTCATCACGAATAACCTGTTCAATCGCCGGAACGCTTTCCATCATCAACAAACGTGACAAGTCTACAAATGCACCCATTGTTCTTGGCTGCAATGTAACACCGCCATCTGTACCGGCTCCGTCAGAAACATCGCCTAGTTCTTCAACAAATCCGGCATTAGCACCAGTTGCCATTTTTGGCATTTTGATCCGGCCAGTTAGTCCGTTCATGTATGTTGTACCAAGACCGCTAAGAACTTGTTGCGCTCTAAGTGCTTCAATGAACATATCGCCACGATGTGCAGTTGGCACGAAGTCATCAAATACAACTTCTGAACCTGAACCGCCTGTTGCCGCTGTTGATAACGGACCACGTTTCTGCCATGCAAAATCAGGAACATATACCCCTTCTGCATCGCGTCCAACGTTTTTAGCGATCTCGTCATTTATTTCGCGCTCATAACCGGCTTTGCGCCAGTCACCGGTCACTTGTGCTTGAACCATACGGCCAAGTGAATATTGACGCTTTTCCTTAACAGGTACGTCAACAGATGCCGGAGCAACGTCTAGTGGTTTATCACCGATTGCTTCTAGCAACTGACCGCGAAATGTGTCCACGCTCATGCCGCTTGCAATCGCTTCATTTCCTAAATCGCGCTTATTGTGCTTTGCTGCGATTTGTAGGATTTCTGCATCATTCTTTCTTGCTGCCTTCACTGCTTCAGCTTTAACAGCATCCAGATTGATGTCATTTTTGACTTCATCAGTCATAGTTACATCCTCCATAGATGGTTGAGTTTTAGGTTTTGCCGGAACAGATCGGCCAACACCCACCAGATTTGACTGATCTGCCGGTACTGAAACGATACTGATTTCCATAGGTGTGGTGGCAACCCGATAATAATCTTCCGGATCGTCATCACGGTTTATTCGGCCATCAATACGATAACCTACACTGATGTTCTGTCTGATGCCATCAGTAACATCATCGAACACTTCTGAAGCTAGTCCACTTTTTCCAAAGCGTACTTCTGCACGGAGACGCCGCGCATCTTCATCAAGTTCAACCCTTTCGACTACACCGATTTGCTTTTCCATGTCATGGTCTAGCAATAAAGGTGCGCGTCCACTGTTTAAGAAGTCTAAACTCATACTTGCTTTAGTATGATCAATGACTTCTAATCCAAATGATCTTTCAACTGGTTCTTCACTGGAAACACCAACTTTTACTCGTCTTGTATCAGGATCAATAGCCTTATCTTTTTTGTCCATGTAGTGATAACGTGTATTCATATCTTCACGGCTAAAACGATCAATAGATGTTTCCGCTTCCATTTCTCTTTCTTCTTCATCCATGTCTGCACTCCTAATAATATTAATCACCGATCCCATGCCTTGATGGTTTAAGCAAAAATATGCTAAATCGGGTGTATTTTCGTCAACAGTTATTTCCAAATACGCACCTTCTGATCCTGCATCGCCATTCATAACGACATTATCAGAATATATTTCCCCATCATTGTGCGTTCCATCTTCAGTTTCCGACATCCGCAAATCATGCGTTTCATTGCTTTCATCAGACTGATCAAAACGATATGTATTCCCTTCCGTAAACACCAAAGATGGAGACACATCATCCATTCCATCTATATAATATTTATTACCTTCACCGGCTTCATTTTCACCTGGCTTCACTATAACTTTATAAGTTATTGTCTCTTGACGGACTTCAATAGATCGCTTTGTAGACATTGGATGACCTTCCGGAAGTAAATCAGTGTCGTGCTTGCCTGATCGAAACCTACCATTTCTCAACGCATAAAGAAAGCTGTTACATCTTGCATATGCCCACTGTTCTGGGCTGCTTACATTTGGCCGAACGGACTGAGGGTTTGTTTTATATGCACCAACACCGCGATTAAACACGACTGAAAGCGTTCTTAGATTAGTTCTTTTACTGGCAACATTGCCAACCTTTTCATTATGATCTTCAACCTTCTTCTTTAGCCCTTCCCGAACTGCACCAGTTATTTCTCTTATATTACGATCTTCATTCTCCAAGCTATCACGAATATTCTTTGACCATGTAAAACCGGCATCACCACCCCATAAAGCCCATGCTATTCGTCCGTTTGATGGATAACCATCTTCACCCTGATTAAATCCTTCGGCTTGCTTATCAACTTCATGTCGGCTGAAAAAGCTATACATTCTGATCACTGTATCTTCTGACAGTTCCCTATCGTTTACGATGTCTCTAGCTCTAGCAATTCCGACTTCTGTTCCACCGCGTCCGAACTCGCGCCGCCAATCCAAGCCGCGTTGTGCTTCCTCTTTCATTCCTTCTGTGGGTTCATAACTAGCCATCGCCATCACTCACTTCTGGTTGCACTGGAGCCTTCTGGCCAAACGGTTCAAATGCCATACTCAAACCATATCTTTCAGCCATTTCTTTGTCGGACTGTATCTGTGAAAACAGTTCTTCAACATCGCGGCCATAGTTTGCAGCAATATCATTCATACTGATAATGCCGTTTGACAAAGCTGTTACGTTTGCGTTGATTTCCCTTTGCGGATCAACCCAAGCAAATCCGCGTCCTCTAAAATGGATATTATCGCTAAACTTATCAAACTTATTGACCGGAATAGGAATTTCACCAAACGTCAACGCACTATCGAGCCAAGCACGAAAAACCGGCTCGCAGAAATGCTGAATGATAAATGACTGCAATGTTTTATAGTGATCGCGTTCTTCAATCGTACCTTGACGGATAGAAGAATAAGAAACTCCCTTCAGATCGTTTGATAAACTCGTATAACTGACGTTCAAACCGGATGCGATCCCGCGCAAAACTGCTTCTTCAAATGCTGCAAATGCAGATGTCGGGTGTGCCGGATCAATCATCTTAAAGTCATGGCCACTAGGCAACTGATAGACAGAAGCCGGAGCCATATCAATCACTGGCACTTCATCTTCAGTCTGATCATCACCAATAAATTCATCACCGTCCGGAGTTGTAATGATACCGAACTTGGCGGCTGCCGCTCTAGCCGCTATCAACTCAGCTTCACGATAGCCATGCAACATCTTGAGTGAAGCAATCGCCGGAGCCATAAACGGTTCGCCACGGCTTTGATGTGTTCTCTGTGGAATAAATAAATGCAACATTTCCCTAGCCGGAACTCTAATATGCTTTCTTTCGACTTTGGTGCTAAAGTTTAAGCTGTCATTTGGATGGGCAGTAAGCACATAATACGCAACCGGCTTGTGAAACTCGTCTATTTCAACACCCATCCGGATCGAGTTGCCATTATCAGCCTTGCCGTTCTTTCCCTCGTCAATCAGATCGCTTTCAATGAACTGCAAAGAAAAGCCGTCACGATAACGCCGGTTCTGCACAAACTTCACAAATACTTCACCATCACGAGCCAAGGTTTCAGCGACATATCTTTGAGCATCTAGCCAAGACATTCGGCCAGTTACGTCACAATTTCCCATCCTGCCCCATGACCGAAAAGCATTCTCTAATATGGTATTTCCGGCTGCATCTAGCGATCTATCATCATTCCTTGCTCTGACTTGGACAGTGAAACCCTTTTCACCAACAACATTAGTCTTAATTAGGTTAAGGAAGCGTTTTGCATATTCGTTATTCCGCGCCAAATCACGGCTTCTGTTTCGTAATACCGGCAAACTGTTCCGAAGTTCGCTATCAGCCGAAAAGCTAGAACCAACGAAATCAGCAAACAATCTGCCTTGATTTGCTCCGGCATATTGTCTTAATCGTCTACGACTTCTCCTGTTTAGCCGTTCTTCAGGCTGTTCATTTCGGAAAGATAGGAAATCAAACAAACCCATATTAGAACCTCATAACAACAGTTGATGACGTTCTGCGTCCATGCTTTACGTCAAGTTTCCGTCTGTGCGCTTTTACTTCACGCCGATAATTATCACGCCAAGTCAATAATTCTTCTGGTGACATCTTAGTTAATGATCGTCCTGCAATACTATAACTAGACACATCTGCATCTGCACGGTTTTCCAATACAGCTTCGATCTTTTGCAGCATCTTCTCAGCATGAGTTCTTGGATCGACAGCATTAACGTCCAGATCAACCGTTACATCTAACTCACCTTGATCAAGGATAAGTCTATTGTTTGAACTGGTTTCAAGCACTTCGATCTGATAATGATAAAGTCCGGCTGTAAAAGCTGCGGTTGCATTACTACTAGCCGAAAACAAATAATCATCACCGCTATTACTTGCAGCAATACTAAACTCAACATTTGCGCCAGTTCCAGATCGCGCCATAAAGGTCATCGAGTGTGATGTATTTGGATAATCTGTTGAAAATTGTGTTAGTTTAAATTGAACAAGATCACCGATAACAATGGCGCTTGGTACTTCCTTGGGTGCATTATCAGCGTCAAATAAATTTGCCATATGCTAATATCCTGTTACAAAATTATTTGGACGCGGTTTGAATGTGCGCCTCTTGGGAACTGCTTGACTTGATTTTACCTTATTTTTGCCCTGTTTTGCAAGGTGTTCAATGTTTAATCCCATTAATTCAAGTGCAGCCATCGCATAAACCCTGCAATCTAAGGCTTCATTGCGTTGTCTAATCTTTACCCATTCCCTTTTTGGACGTCCTTTATAATACTTTGTCACCTTCTTTTCTGATGTCAGCATCCGGAAATATTCTTCATTATGGGTAAACGGAAAGTGACAATATCCGGCTCCTTCATCCGTAATCTTCAATCTGGCAAAGATCAGTTCCTTGGCTGTATCCGTTCCGACAGGGAATAAATTAATCTTACCAATATTATTTCGGCTTGGCTTTCCGGCAATCGGCTTGCCCTCGCCACCAATACCCTTGATAGCAAACACTCGCTTTCCGGCTCTTTGCCGTGCATAATTATAAACCTGTTGCGTATAGTGACCACCACTATCAACACAAGTTGATCTGATTATCATTTCACCCCTGATCGGATGCACAAACGTCTGACCAAGGACTTCATCCAATCTTTGCCATAATTCTGCACTAGATGGATCACCATAGATTTCATCATATTGAATTGACCAAGTTTCGTGACCGCTTCCAGTTCCTAATATCTCAAACGCAACTCGATCATCCTGAACGTCAACACCGGCAGTCAATACAACTACACCTTCCGGCACATCATCCGGCCAATCTTCACGCCGTTCAAATAAATCATATTCATCTATTCTTTCGCCTTGTTCTTCAAAGGTTTCACCTAAAGTTGTATTTATCCAAGTTCGTAATCGCATCGGATCACGCTTTGACGCCAAGAAATCACGAACAATGTCCTCTAATGGTGTCCAAGGTGAATATAGAGCCGACAAATGGAAACCGGCAGTTTTGCCATCACCTTCAGCCGTCTTGCGCCATTCGCCATATCGAACAGCTTGAAACCGCTTTGCATCATTCCAAACCGAGCCGCAACAATCGCAAATATATTCGGACGTTTGTGGCTTGCTGTCCGTCCATTGCACGTTGCTCCACTTCAGTTCTTGATGTTCGCCACAATCAGGACAAGGCACAAAGTATTTGCGTTGATCACTTTCTGCATAAGCATCTTCTATTCGTGATGCACCTTTTTCAGTTGGAGTGCTAACAAGGATGATCTTTCTATTCCAGAATGTTGCAGATCGCTTTCGAGCCAACGCAACCGGATCACCTTCAGTTCCGGCAGATATTGGATAGCGATCAACCTCATCGCACAAGATTATCCGGCATGGCCTAGACGCAAGTGATGACGGAGAGTTTGCACCGCAAGCCGTAACATGACCACCGGCAAACACTTTATGCAAAGTTGTGTTTCCACTGTCTCTTGCTCTTGGATCGCCAATCTTCTCCGACAAAACTGGTGTGTCTCTTATCGCCGGTGCTAATCTATCCTTTGACCAAGTTTGTGCCATTTCCAATGTTGGCTGCACAACTAACATTGGAGCAGGGTCTTGATGAATGTGAAACCCGACAACATTATTGATCAGTTCCGTTTTGCCGATCTGTGCAGCCGTCATTAAGACAACATTCTCAATATCAGGATCGCTGATAGCATCCATCATTCCGCGTTGATATTCTGCACGACTTGTTGACCACTTTCCGGCTTCGGCTGAACTCTCAGATGATAGTTCACGATATTGATCAGCCCACTTACTTACCGTCAACTTTGGTGGCGGCTTTAGTGCCGTCCTGATTGCTTCCTCTAAACGCCGTTTAAGTTTGCGCTCTTGCCGCTTCTTTATTGTATCCGACCAATTCATCTAATGCTTCAATTATTGCTTCTTCTATTATTTCTCTAACTTCTTTTACGGTTGCCGCTGCATGAGCTTCGGCTGCCACCTTAGTTGGAGCCGCCAAAAGTTTATTCCTTGCCTTGGTCAACTGTTGTTCAAACTGCCTTGCCACTTTTTCTATATAGACCAGATCACCGCGTTCGACAGCATTCTCCATTTCCTTGGCGTCAGCTTGCTCTTTTGCTAGTCTTGCTCTTTCTGCACCAAGTTCCAGATTATTGTTATTATTACCGGCAAGATTGCGAATATGCTTTAGGTACTGCAAACGAACTTCATCTATGTCATATTTGCCTCGATCTTGCTTGTCTAAAACGCTTTGTCTCACCATAGTTTGAAGCACTTTTGCATTCACTCCAAGATGATCAGCGCAAGCCTCTAAGCTAGCCATTATAAATCCCCTTCATTCTCCCGACCCTTAATATAATTTCTGTCGCTAGAAAACTTTTGCAGTCCGAATTACCA